GATCGAGTGCCCGGAGCTGGGCGCAGGATTCACGAACGGATCCGACACCGACTACTACATCGTTACCGAGCAGATGGCGTCTTCGCAGCTCGGAGCGATCCTCTGGTTCAACCGCGAGCCGTTCAGCGTGATCTACAACGGCCCGCAGACGGATGCGCAACTTGCGCGTGCGTCGAAGTTCCAGTGGACGATCAAGGGCCGCAACCTCGGCGCCTACGGCCACCCGTACCTGATCTTCAAGGGTCGCGCGTCCTGATCGGGGGCCGTTTTGGCCTACCTCACACTTGCAGCTTTCAAGCTGCTATCGGTGATCCCGCCTGAATATCTCGACGAGATCGAGACGGATCAGGCGGGTTGGACCGATGCGCAGCTGCAACGCTGGTCGGACTGGATCGACTCGCGTCTCGCCAAGCGTTACGCCGCACCGTTCGGCTCGCCGTATCCCGGGGCCGTTACCGGCTGGCTTAACGATCTCGTAACGTACGAGGCGTACCTCAAACGCGGGATCGATCCAACCGACAAGCAGACTTCCGAGATCATCGGGCGCAAAAAAGACGCCATGATCGAGATCAAAGAAGCGGCCGACGCAAAAGACGGCCTCTTTGATCTGCCGCTCCGTTCGAACACCTCGGAGTCGGGGATCTCGAAGGGCGCGCCGCTCGGTTACTCGGAGGCGTCACCCTATCACGGCTTCGACCTGCAACGAGACGCAGGGCAGGAAGACGACGCGTCGTGAGCAACGACGCCGCCTTCGCCGCGCTCAATGCGCAGATCCGCCGGTTGCAGAAGCTGCCGGGCGCCGGCGAGCGTTATGCGCCCGACGTCGCTCGAGCGGTGCATGTCGAGAGCACGAAGACGATCGCCGCAGGGCAAACGCCCGACGGCACGCCGTGGAAGCCGACGAAGGAAGGGAAGCGCCCGCTGCAGAACGCCGCCGGCGCCCTCACGACTTTCGCGATCGGCAACGTCGTGATCGCCAAGCTTACCGGGCCCGAGGCGCTGCACAACATGGGAGCCGTGAAGGGGAAGATCCGCCGGCAGATCCTACCGTCAGCGCAGATCCCCGGGCAGATCACCGAGGCGATCCGCAAAGTCGTCGAAGCGAACCTACGCGCCGATGTGACGGGGGCCTGACGTGGCCGACGCGATCATTCTTGCGCTCGAAAAGCTGCACGACGATTGCGTTGCGCGCTTCGCGCTCGACGGCACGTTCGGCGACGTCACGCCGTCGGACGCGCTCGCGCAAAAGGCAAACCCGTTCGGGTGGCGTGAGGGTAATCGGCAGGGCGTCGGCGCGCGCATCGTGTGGATCCCGGGCGACGACCCGACCGGCAACCTCGGCGTGCTGAACGCCCCGAAGTACCCCAACCGGCTTGACCCGGGCCGGCCGCTCGCGACGCTCGAAGAGCTCTTCACGATCTACATCACGAGCAGCGACGCGTCGACGGGCAAGCGCAACGACGAGCGCGCTCAGTACCATATCGTGCGCCTGCTCTACGACGCGTGGTGGAGGGCGGCATACCTCGCAGCGCACGGAACGATCCGCGTCGTGAGTCAGGGATGGATCACCGACAAGAACGAACGGCGCGCCGGCGCAGGGATCCGTTTGGTGGGCGCTATACAAGCCATGATCCCCGACGAGACACCCACGATCGTGGATCCACCTCTACGGGCGGAGATCACGCCTGAAGAACTCGACGTCACCGATTCCCCGATTGTGATCACGAACCCCTGAACACGAGACGCACGCATGTCGCTACCCGCGGTCAATATCACAGAGCTCGACGGGCAGATCGGCGCGCTACCGAGCGGTCAGAAGATCCTGGCCATCGTAGGTCCGAGCGACGGCGGCACGGTCAACAGCCCCGCGGCGTTCGGCCGCAAGCAGGACGTGATCACGGCGTTCGTCGGCGGGCCGCTCGTCGAAGAAGCCTGCCACTTCATCGAGATCACGAAGCTGCCGGTGCTGTGCGTCAAGACAGGCGCGTCGGTGGCGTCAACGTTTGACGCCGTCGACAGCACGGGCAAGACGGGCACCTCGGTCGTCACGGCCACGGGCACGCCGAACGACGATTACGATCTGTACTTCAAAGTGATCGCAGGCGGGACGATCGGCGTCACCGGCATCACGTTTCAATACTCCTACGACAACTTCCGCACGCCTTCTGCCACGACTGCGCTCGGAACGGCTGCGCTGTTCGTGTTTCCGGGATCCGGCGGCGCGCAGCTCAACTTCGCTGCAGGCACGCTCGTCGCCGGCGATATCGTGAAGGTGCGCACGCACGCGCCGAATTGGAACTCCACCGAACTCGGAACGGCGATCACTGCGCTGAACGCCTCGCAGCTTGCGTGGGAGATCTGCGACGTCGTCGGACCGCTCGACGGCACGGCGTTCGATGCGCTCGGTACGCTCTTCGCAGGCATGCCCGAGAAGGATTGGATCGGCGCCTTCCGCATGCCCAACGCAGGCGAGAGCGAAGCGGCGTACAAGACGGCCTTCGACGCGGTGTTCGCGGCTCGCGCAACGACGGTCGGAATGGTTACCGCCGGCGCCGCGAAGACGGTCTCGGGCGTGTCGTTCCGGCAGTACCGCCGGCCGTCGCGCATGACGATCGCAACCAGGGCGGCGTCAGTCTCGGAAGAGATCGACACGGCCGACACGAACCTTGGAACCTTGCCCGGCGTCGACATTCGTACCGCCGGCGGCAACCCCGATCCCGACTGCCACGACGAAGCCGTCAATCCCGGGCTCGACGACTCTCGCGCGACGTGCCTGCGCACCGTCGACGGGATCCCGGGCGTCTACATCAACAACCCGCGCCTTCTCTCGGCTGCCGGTTCCGACTTCGAGTTCTTCCAACATCGACGCGTGATGATCATCGCCAAAGAGGCGATCCGTCTCTACTTCCTGCGGCGCCTGCACGTGCCGTTGCTCGTCGACAAGAACACCGGCTTCATCCTAGAAGAAGAAGCACTCGAGATCGAGAGCGGCGCGAAGGCCGTGCTGCGCGAGGTGTTGCGCTCGAAGCCGAAGGCGTCCGACGTCGACTTCGAGCTCTCGCGCACCGACAACCTGCTCGTTTCGAAGAAGCTCACCGGCCAGGCCCGGATCGTACCGCTCGCGTACCCGAAGCAGATCGATATCGCGATCGGCTTCTTCAACCCGAGCCTGCAAGTGCTGAAGGTGTGAGGCGCCGATCATGGCCGACAAGATCCGAGTAAACGGCAATCAGATGTCTTGGGGATCTCTGATCTTCAAGGTCGCTGGCGAGCGCTACACCGGCTTCACGTCGGTCGACTTCGGCGACAAGCTGGAAGTTGTGCTCGCGTACGGCATGGGCAAGCACCAGGCCCCGCGCGCGCGCAGCAGGGGCAAGTACGTACCCGACCCCCTCAAGGTCAAAGGCCCGTCGACGACCGTGCAGGCGCTGCGGCAGAAGCTCGCAGACCTGTCGCAATCGGGCACGAGCTACGGAACGATCGAATTCAACGGTACGCTGCAGTACTCCGAGGCCGACGAAGACCCTTTGACGGTCGAGTTCGAGCGCTGCCGCTTCGTCGCCAACCGCGCCGCTCACGAAGAGGGCGCCGAGGTACTGCAGGATGAAGTCGAGATCAGCGTGATGAAGATTCGTCGCAACGGCCTGGTGCTGTTCGACGACTCGCAGGGTAGCCCATGAGCGACACCGACGACAGACTAGCCAAGGCGCGCGCTCGCAAGGCCGCAGCCGAGGCCGCACGCGCCAACGCCGAGGCGCAAGCCGCATCGACGGCGGAGATCGAACAGCTCGAACGGGAAGCGGCGGACGCCGAGGCGATCACCGACGCGATCTGCAAGCTCGGCGCTGTTGGCTCGGAGATCGCCGTCGTCGAAACCGACATGGGCGCGATCATCGTGAAGCGGGCAAGCTCCGGCAACTTCCGGCGCTTCCAAGATCAAGCCAAGTTCGACACGGCCTCGATCGACAAGCTCGTTCGGCCGTGCTTCGTGTACCCCGATCACGCCACGATCGATCGGATCCTCGACCGGCTGCCGGCGACGCTGCCGCGGTTGGGCGACGCCGTCGTGCTGCTCGCGGGTGCGCGGGCGTCCGATCAAGCTGCAAAATAAAACGGCTCGCGAGCGAAGGCCGGGAGCATTCGGGAGCCGCAGCAGAACTTCTCCTAGCAGCATTCGGCACGCCGCCGGCAAAGGGCGACAACGCCGAAGCCAAGCAGCTAGCGGGCGCCATCCTACTTGCGGAAGGCCTGCATTGCCTTCGCCAGATCGTGAAGGCTCTGTCCGATGGCCGCTGAAGACGCTTCTGCAACGTTCCGGATCGCGCTCGAAGACGCGACGTCCGGCCCTGCTGCGTCCAGCGCTGCCGCGCTCGAAGCTCTCAAGGGCAAGATCGAACAGGACGTTGGCGCACTTCGCGGGTTGCAGAGCGCGCTGCGAAACCTCAAAGGCGGCGGTGTTGCGGCCGACAGCGCGATCGGGTCGCTGAAAGACAAGATCGCAGCGCAGAAGGCGACGATCGCCGGCTCGCAGGCGGGCCTTCTGCAGCTCGGCGCCTCGCTCGAGCGGGTAAAGAAGTCGAGCATTGCCGCCGACGGGGGCCTGCACGGGTTGGGCGCGGCGTTCAAGGCGATCTCGGAGGCGCAAAAGGCGGCGCCGAAGGGGCAGGCGATCGAGGCGCTGCGCGAACATGTGACGGGCGCACTCGGGCCGATGGGGCGGTTTATCCCGATGCTGAAGAGCGCTACGGGCGCGCAACTGGCTATGGCTGCCGGCGCGATCGCGTTGGTGGCAGCCATCGTGGCGGTTGCTGTGGCGACGGCAGCCGCTGCGGCGTCGCTCGTGAAGTACGGGATCGCCACAGCCGACGCGCGGCGCTCGGAGCTCTTGCGGCTCGAAGGGCTGGCGAAGATTCGCAACTTCTGGAGCGGGTTCGCCGGCACGCAGAAGGACGCAGGCAAGACGGCCTCGTTTCTGCAAGAGCAGATCGATCGGGTGTCCGGCTCGGTTGCGATTGGCCGTGACGCCGTGGCGGGATACGCCGAAGAGCTCTACCGCATGGGGCTGCGCGGCGGGAACCTGCAGGCGGCCCTTGAAGGGGTGTCGATCACCGCTGCGACGCAGGGCGAGACGCAGGCGCGGGCGTTTGCCGGGTGGGCTGCCGGTGCGGCGCTGACGGGACAGAGCGTGAAGGCACTCGCCAACGACGTCAAAGCACGTCTCGGCGGGATCGCCGCGCGGCAGATGCTCTCGCTGACTGTGCTCTCGCAGAAGCTGCACGAGAGTTTCGCCATGCTCTTCTCGGGGCTGAAGATCGACAAGCTCGCGGCGGGCGTGAAGATGATCACCGATCTCTTTTCGCAGTCGACTGCGAGCGGCCGGGCGTTGAAGGCAATCGTTGAAGCGCTCTTTCCTTCGCTAATCGATGGCGCTGCCGGTGCCGCCCCCATCGTGAAGCGCTTCTTTCAAGGGATGATCATCGCCGCGCTGTACCTGACGATCGGGATCTTGAAGGTGCGCAACTGGATCCGCGACGCGTTCGGGAAGGAGACGATCGCGAAGATCGACACTACGCGGATTGCGCTTGCTGCAGGCGCAACCGTCGTACTCGGGCTTGCGTTTGCGTTCGGCGTGTTGGCGCTCGCCGTCTTCGGCGTGACGCTGCCGCTGCTGCTGCTCGGCTACGCTTTCATAAAGGTGATCGATCTCGCCGCAAAGGCGTACGACTGGTTTTCGTCACAAGATTGGGCGTCGTTGGGCTCTTCGCTAGTCGAAGGGGTCGTTGTTGGTATCGCGAACAGTGCATCCAAGGTGTGGGATGCAATGAAGCGGCTCGCCAATACGGCGAAGGATAGCTTCGAAAAGGCGCTCGGGATCCACTCTCCTAGCACCGTCATGGCGAAGCGCGGTTTCTTCGCCGGCGCCGGCGTGGCGCTCGGGTTCGACTCGTCGCGACTGCTTGTGCAGCAGAGCTCGCGCAACATGGCGCGCGACGTCGAAGAAGCAACCGCGCCCGTGCGGACCGGGATCGGCGGGTACGCGCGCGCGGGCGACGACAGCGCACCAGGGCGGCAAGGCGCTCGAACGGGTGCAGGCGCCGGCGGCTCGGTGCACTTCGGGGATGTGCACGTGCATGGCGCGAACAGCGAGGCCGAGGGGCGTGCTGCGGCGCGCGGGTTCCGCCAAGAGCTCGAAGAAACGTTTATGGGCGTCGCAGCGCACCTCGGCGCACGCGTTCCCTCGCCGGAGGCCGCATAATGTCCACGGGGTTCGACCCGCTCACGACGCCGATCGACGTTGTGCTGCTCGCGTTCGATCCGCCAAAAGGGCAGCAGGTGGCCTGGCAGCGCTCGCCGGGCCTTGCAACGGTCACCGGTGCCGGCAGCCCTCGTCGGTGGGATCAGCGGCAGGGCTACGGCCTGAGCGGCTCCTTTCCCGTCTTCTTCGGTACGAAGCTCGCCGAGTTCGACATAGAACTGCGGCTCTACACCTCCGACGATTGGGCAGATTGGGCGTCGTGGAGCACGCTCGTGGCGAAGGGCCCGGTGGGCCGTCGCCCGAAGGCTCTCGCGATCTACCACCCATGGCTTGCCGATCTGGACATTGGCGCCTGCGTCGTGACCGACGTCTTGCAGCCGGTCGAGATCGACAACGGCGGCTACCTCATCACGATCAAGTGTCTGCAGTGGCGCAAACCGCAGATCGCGCTCTCGAAACCCGAAGCGGCGAAGACGAACGCGTCAACGGATCCCATTGACGCCAAGATCGAAGCGCTGACGGCGCAAGTGCAGGAGCTTTCCAAGTGAGCTCCACGATCGCCGTCAACGGGCTTGCCGCAACGCGCGTTTCGATCCACGTGCCCCGAGTGGGCGTTTGGTACGCCGACGTCGACTTCGCCGACGACGCGCCAGACCTGCCCGCGACACCTTTCGGCTGCGCGATCACGATCGACGGCGCAACGTTCGTCGGCACTCGCGCCCCGAAGCGTGACGGCACCTTCGGGCTGCAGCGGCGCACCCGGATCTTGGGGGGCGCAGCCGGATGGCAGACACTTGCGCCATCGCGCGCCGACCACAACGACGCAGGCGTCAAAGGCTCGTTCGTCGCGCAGGCCGTCGCGGGGCAGGTCGGCGAGAAACTGCCAGACGCGAGCGCCATTGGCGCCCGCCTCGGCGTCGACTACGTGCGTCCGGAAGGCGTTGCCTCGCGCGTGCTCGAAGATGCGTGCCGTGGGATCCCTTGGCGCGTGGACTACGACGGCGTGACGCGCGTTGGAGCTCGGACGCCGCCCGTACCTGTGGCCGACGACTACACCGTGATCTCGCACGACCCGCGGCACGGGCAGATCACGCTGGCGCTGGATGACGTCTCAAAGGTTGGGATCGGCACCGTGCTGACGGCAGGGCTCGACGCGCCGGCGACGGTGACGGCACTCGAGATCGCGGCGACGGCCGACAGCCTTCGCATGCTCGTGTGGGCAGGGCAGGGTGCAAGCACGGCGCTGATCGACACGCTGCGCGCCATCGTCGAACGGCTGATCGATCGAAGGCTCGACGGGATCTATCGCTACCGCGTGATCGGGATGAACTCGGATCGCGCCGACCTGCAGCGCTGCGGCTCGCGCAAGGATCTGCCCAACACGATCGCGACGTCGATGTGGCCGGGCGTCAGCGGAAGCCACGCCAAGCTCGCGCGCGGGTGCGAAGTGCTCGTGCAATTCATCGACGGCGATCGCGCGCAGCCGGCGATCACGGGGTTCGTCGGCAGGGGCGGGCCGGGAGACATTCCCGAAGAGCTCACCCTAGGCGGGCCGAGCGGCGCCGCCCCTGTTGCGTGCCTCGGCGATAGCGTGACCGTCTACTTCCCGCCGACGATCGCCTTCACGGGCACCGTTGCAGGCGCGCCTGCGTCAGGTGTTCTCACGATCCTCACGCCTTCCGTCGGGATCATCGAATCCGGGAGGCCGCACGTGCTTGCGGGCAACGGCAAGTGAGCGCGGTTTTTCTTGGCGGCAAGACGCTCGGCGCTGCAATGCCCGAAGTCGACGCGGCAACGGCGCTGTTTATCAACGGGATCCAGCCCCGTCTCGCCGGAGCTCTCGCAGCGTCGGCGCGGATCTCGGTGACGCCGCCGACGCTCGCAGCGCAGCTCGCAACCGCCGAACAGCTCGTTGCTGCCATTCAAGCGGCCATCGTGATCGGCCTTCCGACAGTCAACATCCAGATCGCCGCGCTCGCGCAGTTGATCGCCGAGCTGCAAGGGCAGCTTGCCGCAATCTCCGCGCTACAGCTCGCGCTCGGAACGTCGATCGATCTGTGGGCGTACACAGGCCCGGCCGCTGCCGTTTCGCTCGAAGGGCAGGTTGCGCCGAACGTGCAACCCAACGCCCCCACCGGCGCGATCATCCTGACGGCTTCAACGCCCCCAACGCGCGCGATTCTCGGCGCCTTCTTCGACGGAGCACCGATCACATGACCGCGTCACCGCCCACGCTTGCCGAAGACGGGATCATCGAAGCGCCTGACGGGCAGCTCACGCTGATTCGCATCGTGCCCGAGACAACCGCCGTCGGGTACGGCACCGATCTGAAGTGCGTCAACGATCTCGACCCCGCACTCGGCACGACGAACCCCAACAGCACCGAAACGTTGGCGCAGGACTGTTACCACCGAATTACCACGCGCCGCGAGACGCTGCCCGACGATCTCGACTATGGGATCGACGTAACCGAGTTTTTGCACGCCGCGAAGACGCTCGGCGACCTGCAGGGCTGCCAGGGGCAGATTGCAACGGAGCTGCAGAAGGACGATCGGGTGTCAAACGCGCTGGCCGTCGTGACGTACGACGCAACCCGCCGGCGCCTTGAGATCGACGTGCGCGTCACGCCGAAAGACCCGAATCTTGGGCCGTTCAGCCT